AAGCATTCGAATGTTTTCATACTTCCTCCGTTTGTTCTAATAAGTGTTGAGCAATCTCGTAAAAGTTGACCTCTGAAACAAAAGCCATTGCATAGCCATAAGATAAAGAGCCATATTTACACTCATCGCCTATGCCCATTTCTACATAATCTTTGAGGATTTTTGAAACTTCATGAGGGTTAGTTTCAACTGTGTCAATGTCTCTTAGGGTCAAACCATCAAACACCTCAAGATTGATCCTCCATGTGGCGTAGTTGTGCCATCCGTTAAATTTTTCCATTTGATCTCTTTCGTATTTGTTCATGCTTGCTCCTTATGTACAAATGATTCTGTAATTTCAATGCCAAGATCACGATTAAGCATTGCATCAATGCAAGATAAGCCCATGTAAAGGTTGTTCCCAATCCTATGCTTAACATCCTCTAATGAGAGATTGTTATCCCTCATAGCATCAGCAATAGCGACTAAATCAATGTCTACTGTCATTGTGAATTTCATACTTCCTCCCTAATAATGGTCATTGATTCAGAGTTAATGGTGCGATTGTGATTTTTAAAACAGTTTCTAACTACTTCCATGCTTAAATTATTGGCAAGTTTTGCAAGGTAGTCTGTGGATACTTCTAAATCAATCTCCATCGTGATTCTGACCTTGTGTTTTTTCTTTGTGTCCATGTTGCATACGAAGTAATTCGCAAGTTCAAATTGATCAAACTCAAGGTCATATTTTGGATTAGATGGTTGCTTATACTTCGTGCCATCAGGCATCAAAATGACCCATTTGCGGTTTGTGCTTTTCATAGCAATTGTTGGGGTGTCTACTGAGAAATTCATACTTCCTCCTTGATAAGGTTATATTCGATTGCATCCCACATCTTGTTTAAAGCCTCATATTCACCATAAGCCATGACACGATGAAAGTCCGAATCCTTGACTTGTGCATAGCCATTGTTAGGGTCGAAACCCCACTCTGTTTCTAATTTGGCTAGTCTTCTGACTATGTGAGCCATCATGGTTCTTTTGCTGAATCTCATACTGCCTCCTCATCTCTATCCATATACTTCTTTTCTGTTTCGGGGTAATACTCCATGACTTGCCAAGGGTCGCAATACTTCCACAAGTCGATCATGTTTAACTTAAGCAAGTAAGCAATCTCACCCTCGAAAATATCTTCGGGGTCATCGTCAAGGTGAAAGGTCAAGCCATCATCGACCAACTCTTCCAAGAAATCCCGAACATCGTCAGGACATTCAAACTTGTATCTTTTCATAACTTCTCCTCTTATCAATACATTGAAAAAAACTACATATTGAGAATATACACCCAAACCAAAGTCAAGCGCAATTCCCGACTAAGTCAAAGGGTTATTGTTGTTTTTTGTTTGGGGCCGCTCTGCAGCTTTGCACCTTAAAACATAAAAGCCCGCTCAGTTCTTAGGGATGGCTTAAGTACGCATAGAGGGAAAGACATAAAGAATAGAGAGAGGATAGGAGACTTACTCGCTTACCAGTTCCCATTGAAAAATAAAGCATTGCCTTCTCGTTCGCATAAACTACTGGATGGATATACAGTAAAGCCAGGATTCTGTGCTATAGTTCTTCCAATACCAAATAAATACCCTATTGAATGAAACCTCAAAGACTAACGAGAAGACAGATAAGCGAGGAGCTAGATAACATTCCAGCCCATAGGATATTAAGCAATAAAAGGAACTTAACCTATAAGCAAAAGCAATTTTGTAAAGGATTGGTCAACGGACTGACGAAGACAGAGGCGATGGCTAAAGCTTATAAATACACAGGAAAGAGAAAGACAATGTCAGATGATGCTAGTAGATTGTCAAATGACCCCCGAATCATCGCTGAGGTGGAGGCGCTAGAGAGGGCTAAAAACTATCTGGATTATCAAGAGAACGCTCAAAAGATCGCTGAACTCCGTTCCCTCGTGGTTTCTCAGCTTACCAAGGAGGCTCTTGACCCTGAGAGTCCACCTAATGCAAGAATACAAGCCTTAAGCAAGCTGGGGTCGGTGTCAGAATTACAGGTGTTCACCGAACGCAAGATCGAGAAGACAATCATCAAGGACTCTGAGAGTGCCAAGGCTGAGCTAATGGCTAAGCTCAAGCAAGTCATGAGCGATAACATTAGAACAGTCGATGAGCTAGACGACTCGGACGAGCTATTGGCTATCATTAAAAGCGGTAAGCCCGACCCCATCGCTCTTTCTGAGTATTCCGACCCCACCGCCGCCCCAGTCGGCCTCGTGGATGTTATGACCGTCGGTAATACACATAGTAATCCAGACACACGATCACCAAACAAAATAGGGGTACCCCTCGAAAACGAGAGCCATCTGGTAAATTTACCAGATACAGAAGACACCCCCCTAATGAAATCAAACACTTAGGGGTGGGGGGTATATATTTTGAAACAGGAACGCAATGACTGAGCGCCAGGCGATCGTATACGAGATGATTGACGAATGGTGGAAGAAGTTCGGCTATGCGCCCTCTATAGATGATGTAATGCAACAGACCAAATTTAAGGGTAGAGGACATACTCATAGAATCATGAAACAACTCTGTGATCTGGGTCACTGTAAGAGATTACCAAATCGGGCGAGAAGTATCCGTCCGTCCTATATTCGTGTCCATAAGTTAGTGATCGAATGAACATCGAAGAGATCATTAAGGGTTTACCCCCAGAAGAGCAATCTGCGTTAATGCTGATGGCGAAGGATTATGTAGACTCCCTAGGTAGGGAAAAAGCCCAAACCGACTTTATGGAGTTTGTCCACCAAATGTGGCCCGGCTTTGTAAACGGCCCCCATCATAAGATAATGGCTAAGAAGTTCCAAGATATAGCGGATGGTAAGTTAAAAAGACTCATCATTAATATGCCTCCCCGTCATACGAAAAGCGAGTTTGCATCCTATATGCTTCCCGCATGGTTCTTAGGAAAGTTTCCGTCTAAGAAGATTATTCAATGTTCTAACACCGCAGAACTTGCGGTCGGTTTTGGTAGGAAAGTGAGGAACCTAGTTGGTAGCGAAGCGTACTCAAAGATTTTCCCAGATGTCGCTCTTAAGTCTGATAGTAAGGCTGCTGGCCGTTGGGGTACTAATGCCAATGGCGATTACTTTGCTATTGGTGTTGGCGGTACTGTTACAGGTAAAGGAGCTGATCTGCTCATTATTGATGATCCTCACTCGGAACAAGAGGCGGCGATAGCAGCCACTAACCCCGAAGTCTACGATAAGGTCTATGAGTGGTACTCATCAGGTCCTCGTCAACGACTCCAACCAGGCGGTGCAATTATTGTCGTTATGACCCGCTGGAGTCTGAGGGATTTAACGGGCAAGATTTTAAAGTCGTCAATGGAGCGGGACGGAGACGAGTGGGAAGTAATTGACTTCCCCGCAATTCTCCCAAATGAACAACCTTTATGGCCTGCATTTTGGCCGCTCAAAGAACTTCTTGCATTAAAAGAAGAACTGCCAGTAAGTAAATGGAATGCCCAGTATCAGCAAAGTCCTACGAGTGAAGAGGGCGCCCTAGTTAAAAGGGAGTGGTGGAAGATGTGGGAAAGCGACCGTCCTCCTAAATGCGAATTTATTATCCAATCTTGGGATACCGCATTTACCAAGAACGAGCGTTCAGACTACTCAGCCTGTACGACTTGGGGTGTCTTTTATCTAAATGAAGATGAAATGCAACCCAATATTATCTTGCTTGACGCATTTAAAGAACGCATGGAATTCCCGCAATTAAAGGAACGGGCGATCAGAATGTATAAAGAATGGGAACCCGATGCGTTTATCGTCGAAGCTAAGGCGTCTGGCGCCCCGCTCATATTTGAGTTGCGTCGCATGGGTATCCCTGTATCAGAGTTTACACCTACTCGTGGCAATGATAAGATAGCCCGATTAAATTCGGTAACAGATTTGTTTGCTTCAGGCAAGGTGTGGGCGCCTGGAACAAGATGGGCTGATGAGGTAATGGAAGAGATGGCGGCATTTCCAAACTCGGATCACGATGACTTAGTGGACTCCTCCACACAAGCCCTGATTCGGTTTAGGAAGGGCGGATTTATTTCCCTACCCTCAGACGAGCAAGATGAACCACAATTTTATAGACGCAAAGCTGCGTATTACTAGGAACCAATATGGCCATTGATAAAGCACTATACCAAGCCCCAGTCGGAATCGACGCACTGGCAGAACAAGAACCTGATATGGAGATCGAGATTGTAGATCCCGAATCAGTAACAATCGGTATAGATGGACTAGAAATTGAGATCGAGCCAATGGAAGAAGGCGAAGATGACTTTGATGCCAACTTAGCCGAATTTATGGATGAGGGCGAATTAACAACAGTTGCTGGAGATTTAATCGGCGACTATGACAATGACATCTCTTCCCGCAAAGATTGGATTCAAACTTATGTTGACGGTTTAGAACTTCTTGGTTTAAAGATTGAAGAAAGAACTGAACCATGGGAAGGTGCTTGCGGTGTCTATCACCCACTCCTATCCGAAGCAGTAGTGAAGTTCCAAGCAGAAACCATGATGTCTACTTTCCCAGCTTCTGGTCCTGTAAAGACTCAGATTATCGGTAAAGAAACACCAGATAAAAAAGATGCTGCTGAACGTGTAACGGCTGACATGAACTATCAGTTGACAGATGTCATGCAAGAATATCGCCCTGAGCATGAAAGAATGTTATGGAGCTTAGGTATCGCTGGTAACGCATTTAAAAAGGTGTACTTTGATCCTTCTTTAAATCGCCAAGTGTCTATGTTTGTTCCTGCCGAAGATATCGTTGTGCCTTACGGCGCTTCAAACTTAGAGTCGGCAGAGCGTGTAACCCATGTGATGCGTAAGACTGAAAACGATTTACTCCGTCTACAGCATTCGGGTTTCTACCGAGATATCGACCTAGGAACTCCTGATAACGTATTAGATGAAGTAGAAAAGAAAATTGCAGAAAAGCTCGGTTTCCGTGCTACATCTGATGACCGCTATAAGGTCTTGGAGATGCACGTTAACTTAGACTTACCAGGTTACGAACATACAGACGATGAAGGTGAGCCTACTGGTATCGCCCTTCCTTATGTAGTAACAATTGAAAAAGGATCGAACACTGTATTAGCGATCCGCAGAAATTGGAACCCAGATGATGAGACATTTAAAAAGCGTCAGCACTTCGTTCACTACGGGTATATTCCCGGCTTTGGTTTTTATTGTTTTGGCCTTATCCATCTTATCGGCGCTTTTGCTAAATCTGGTACTTCCATTTTGCGCCAGCTTGTCGATGCAGGATCACTCTCGAATTTGCCAGGCGGCTTTAAGACCCGTGGCTTGCGAGTCAAAGGTGATGACACACCGATAGCTCCAGGTGAGTTCCGTGATGTAGATGTTCCATCAGGCACGATGAAAGATAACATCATGCCGTTGCCATACAAAGAACCTTCAATGGTTCTGGCTGGCTTGTTAGATAAGATCGTTGATGAAGGTCGTCGCTTTGCTTCTGCTGCCGATATGAAGGTTGCGGATATGTCAGGGAATACCCCAGTAGGGACAACCCTTGCAATCTTGGAAAGAACTTTAAAAGTAATGTCTGCGGTACAAGCTCGTATTCATTATTCAATGAAGCAAGAGTTCAAGCTATTAAAGAAAATTATCGCTGACTACACTCCTGAAGATTATAGCTATGAGCCAAGCGAAGGACGCCGCTCTGCTAAGAAGTCTGACTACGATGATGTTGATGTCATTCCAGTAAGTGATCCAAATGCAGCAACAATGAGTCAGAAGATTATGCAGTATCAAGCTGCTCTTCAGTTAGCTCAGTCTGCACCCCAGCTTTACAACATGCCATTACTGCATCGTCAGATGCTAGATGTACTTGGTTTAAAGGATGCTAATAAATTAGTACCAATGCCAGACGACCAGAAACCAAGAGATCCAATCTCTGAGAATATGGCTGCATTTAAAATGGAACCACTCAAGGCATTTATTTATCAAGACCATGAAGCCCATATTACTGTTCATATGGCAGCAATGCAAGACCCGAAAATTATGCAGATGATGGGTCAAAACCCACAGTCGCAAATGATT